CAGTTAACTCGTTTACATCAATCAAATTTCTAATAACTTCATTATCATTGGGTAATATCGTAAGTAAATTAAGATCACCACCACTCTTAACAAGGTAACCTCTGTCTTCAGTTATGAACTCAGACATAGCTGTGTTATCAGGCATTATTATTGGCGTCCTTGTCGCCATTGCTTCTAACCATGCAAGCCCCATTCCTTCAGCCAAAGTAGCACTAACAACAACATCACTTGCATTGTAGATTTTGTTCACAACATCTTTCGGATAACCTTGATTAGGTCCAAAATTTTGAGGAAAAATAACATCTTTTTTCATATCAAAACCTAAAGTATCACAAACCCCGTCAAGTTTCCAACCCTGATCTTTAGTTGCCATATGACAATAAGCAACAGCATCAGGCACTACTTTCTTAAATTCTTTAAAAGCCATTAAAAACCTAGGTATGTCTTTCCTTTGCTGATTTCTGTTTACATTGGTTACAATCCATTTATCTTTTAATGGCCCAAAAAATTGCTCCCTGAATTTTTTAACATCTTCGTCAGGTAATGGGTAATAGTCATTAGTGTTAACCCCATGATATATTACATCTATATTCCTGTTAGGTAATGTTTTTAACGCTTCAGTCTTACCAAATTCACAATATGCAACCAAATTATCAAGCACTTCAATGTTTTTTCCCCATTCCTCTTTCAAAACAGAATCAATTGGAAAATACATAAGAGTCTTAAATGGTTCCCTCCTATTTGTAGTTAAATGAGGTATCAATGTGGGTAAAAAATTAACTATAAATGTATCTTGTAAAACAAACAATATGTCAAACTTCATTTGAGGTATCATATTTACAACTTTCTGACGTCCATATGGATCATTTTCAGGATTAATAGCTGTTGGCCATATCCTATAAGGATACGGATGAGGATCCCCCCAATAATTTATACCCAGCACTTCTACATCGTACCTACCAGTTCTGTGTAGAGCTTCGAAAATATTCCTTGACACAGTTCCAAAACCTGTTGCGACAGTGGGTGAATCACAATAAGCTAGGACCTTTATTTTTCTATCCATTATACTTTTCCTCCCTTAGTTCTTTTTTTACTAGCCAAAAACGGTTTATTATAGTTTGTGGTAACACACTCATTTATCAGTACTTTCTTAGCAGGATATTTACTGACAAATTCATCTACTTTATTATTAACAACTGAAGTCATTTTTAAAAGTTGATTTGGAGTTACAACTTTAGACATCTTCTTTACATCATAACTCTTCCTTTTATTCTGCCTAATGTATACATATCCATCATCATCTTCAATGTTTACTAAATTCTTATTAATACGCTCCATTAACGTACCTTTTAACTTGTACTCGTAACCATCTAATATTTTCTTTTTAACACTAGCTACACGCCACGCTTTCATTAATTCAGCGTCTGTCATTTTATCAACAACAAGTTTATCTACACCACTTTTACTAACAACCTTTTGGTATGCCTCGCAACTATCGGAAAAATCACACCAACCACATAGATTATTAAGTTCCTGTTTAGCTTCACTTTCTTTTAATGCACCCATCTCCTCATATACTTGAATTACATAATCCAAAAACAATTTTCTTGTTTCATCAGTCCTGTAAGTGTAAACACAATCTCCTCGCAAATAGTCTAAGCACAAAATAATTCTATCGTATTCACCTTTAAATAAAATATCAGCTACTAAATCATAAATAGATAATTGAATATCTGCAGATAGCTCCTCAGAAGTTAAAAAATATTTAGATGTTTTGTAATCAACAACTAATAAAGTGTTGTTGTCTATAACACACACTTTATCCATAGCCCCTATTGTAATTACTCCATTTCCTACATCAACCTTAAACTTATCCTCTAATAAAATTATATCTCCTTCGCCAAAGTTATTTAATTTGTTCGAAACAATCGTTAAACCTTCTTTATATACCTCCATATCGCCCAAACCATGTTGAGCAGCCACTTTAGTATAAAAGCCTAATACATTTTTTTTATCCTTCTCATTAAACTCTTTTTTATCTTTAAAAATACCACCAGCAAATTGTAAAACATCATGCAATGCTAACCCAAATTTAAATGCTGGATTAGATTTTCTAGGTAAGTGAAGCACATACCTACACCAATACTTCCATCTACATTCTAAAAACATAGACATTCTAGTTGCAGACATATACATCTCTTTACTGCCCATTCTTAACCTCCTTTATGGTTATTGGTTTAACCACATCAAAAAACTTTTTCATGTCGTAGAAAACAACATCAGGTAAATCCACATTAAATCTTAATACTAACGAGGGTAAAACAAAAAGATCTACCACACCACACAACTCATCATTCAACCAGCTCTCGATTCCAACAACAGCATTGTGATTTAATTTTCTCCATATTAACATCGGTCTTTTAGAAGCCTTCAGTGCATCACCACAACATTGCACCCAAAAACCCCTTATAATATCTATTTTATTATTTTTTAAATGTTTATAAAAACTACCTTTGGAGTAGCCATCTTTCAGTTCTATACTAAACAAATCAGTTAAAAAGCAGCCATCTATATGTAAAGCATGTATGTCCCCAGATAGCTCTTTATTTTCTAAAGACAATGTAGCCATAGCTCCACTACCCGGTGTTCTCCAAAACCAGTAAGGCTTCTTTTTACCGCTAGCCCATAATGTAAAAAATTTAGATACGTCCCTCTCCCATCCACCACCTTTCAACTTATAACCCCCTCAACACACTTATTTGCTCATCTGTTAAATCTGATTTTTTAGGCATATTTATTTCTATTTTAAGAAGTAACACACCATTAGGGGCATTAATACCTGCACCACCAGCGTTGTCTAATTTAAGCACACTTCCATCTTCTACACCTTCTGGTATAGTAACTTTCATAGTTTTACCCATTTCTATCTTACCTGCCCCTTTGCATCTTTCACATCTATCAGAAACAGTAAACCCTTTACCCCCACACGCTACACATGGAACAACCTGTTTTACTCGCATAGTACCATCACTGCGGTCATAGGTATTAACTATACTACCAGTACCTTTACACACATCACAACTAACTTTATTTATACCACCAACACCTTTGCAATCCACACAAACATCCTTAAAAGAATATTCAAAATCTACTATATCACCACAAATAGCGCTATACAAAGAAATAACTAAAATCCGTTTTATAGTTGTTCCCCTAAACGAAGTTCGTTGGTGATGTTTAAAAAAATTATTAAACATGTCAAAATGATTCACATTACCGAAATCATGAAAGACACCGCCCCCATGCGAAGGATTATCATAAGCACGCCTCTTTTCATCATCAGACAAAACCATATATGCGTTATTTATATTTTTAAATTTAACTTCTGCTTCTTGGCTTCCACTATTTCGATCTGGATGATGCTTCATTGCTAGTTTTCTATACGCTTTCTTTATAGCCTCTTTAGTAGCATCTTTACTCACACCAAGAATAGTATAATAATTTTCCATATTAAGTAATCTCCCATTCAAAACCACACGCATTGTCGCAACATCTAAAACGATTTTCTTCATACTCATATGCAAGTTTACCACATTCCAAACAATTATGTATCATATCACTCATAACCATACTATCATCATCTAATAAAAACGATGCGTTACTAAGTACCTCATTAAACACATCCGTTTTAGGTACAACTATACTATCATGCACTTTACCATTAACAGTTCTAAACAACAAATCACATTCTGTACAAAGCATAGCATCTAAAACAATAGTATTCGCACACTCATCACATGCAAAAACATCACTACTAACCATAACCACTTTATCCCCTTTACACTTAACACATTTAATCATAATAACCTCCTCCTTACAAATTATTATCCATAAACATCTTCAATTCCTTTACACCATATTCAGCTGGATCAGTATCAATTTCAGGCAAAAACAATGCTTTTATATTTATTAGTTTAGCCATCTCATTTATAGCTGTATCAGCTCCTTTTACACCAGCCTCATCATAATCAAACAAAACTACAACATTAGAAGCAACACTATATAATAAATTTTTCTGACCCTCCGTAATAACACTGCCCATAACCGCAACTACATTATCAAAACCAACCATATGTAATTTCCACACAGATTTAAACCCTTCAACAACAATTATAGTTTTACTGTTCCCAAGATAATCTACTGCTCTATTTAAATTATACAAAACACCATCCTTATCAAAGTTTTCAGTTAAAATATACTTATACTTAGTCTCATCTGACACCACATCTCTAAAACTATACGCTACTAATTTACCGCCTCTATCTCTTATAGGTATAACTTCACGCAAAATACCCTTTGTGTCTATAAAACCACCACCCACCTCAAACAAATCTAACAGAGCATCAGTGAACCCCTTTTTAATAAAGTAATCAGATCTAAATTTTTTAAAATAATTTAAGTATTCTTCTGACACAACATGAGGCACTGAAGGGGGTCTATGCAACTTTATAAATGCTTGCTTTTCTCTTTCTTTCCGCACATTAATTAAATTAGAATTCTCGTATTTAACATCTGTTATACTTTCTAAATAACTAACTGCTTCAGAAAAACTTACATTATTTACGCCCATAACCAAACTTATGACATCATTTCCTATTTCTTTATGACAGTTATGAGAGAAACAAACCCATGTTTTAGTGGTTCTATTTAATCTAAAAGAAGTTGTATTATCCCCTCCGTGCACTAAGCAAGCAGCTCTCAGTTCCTTGGATGTTCTTCTTTCTATAGTAAAACCTAAAGTGTCTAATAAAAGTTCACAGTCAACGGCTTCCTTTAAACAATTAATTTTATTTTTAAATTCATCGCTCATTAACTAAGCCCGCCTTGTTCATCTTCCTTGAAATGCTTATAATCTACTAACTGTACTTCGGCCTCACTGAGTTGTAATGACGTCTTTTTAAAAGTAAATCCGATCCCCTCCAACGGTGTAGTTCCACCACGCCTACTATCCGTTACAACTAATTTATGCGTTCCAGATCTAATACCACCATCCACAATTTCATCCTCACTTTTTAACATAAATTGCATTAACACATCAGCGTATCTAAGAATTTTATCACTGTCGGCAATCAACCCCTCCCTACTAACCTGAGCAGCGGCAAAAAATGGTATATCCAATTCCCCAGCAGAATCCTTTAAAGCAGTAGTTATATCTCCTAAAAGTTGGTGCTCCTGTTTACCTTTAAAATCCATAGAAGCCGGTACTTTTAAATAGTCAAATACAGCAAATCCTATTTTCTCTTTTATTTTATACTTCCTATAAAGAGCTACAATTTTATTTAAAACATACCCAGGAGCATACTCATGAAATAGTTTACCTTTATTAAGTATCGCAGCAGCCACTAATAGGTTCTCATATTCTTTATCTGTGTAGCCACCATGTTTAATTTTTCTCTCATCCACACCAGACAACATCGCTAAAACTCTCGGTCTAAATTGCTCAAAAGACATCTCTGTATCAACTATTAAAACAGGTATTCTCAAGTCATAAGCCACATGACTAGCTACTTTAGCTAACATAGTAGACTTACCCACCTTAGGTCTAGCACTAACTATATGTAAAGTTCCAGGTACTAAACCATCTATAAGTCTAGTTAAAATAGGAAACCCAATATCCAATCCACAAAAACTAACAGGATTATCTTTTCTTTCTTCAAGATATTCATACACACCTTCTGATAAGTCAGTAGGCTCATCCTTATCTTTTGAAGTTAAAGAGACCCCCATCACATCAGTTTGAGCATTAGTAATTAAATCAACCGCTGTAGTAGTGTCATCTTTAGCAACATCACTTATATTATTTAAATTATATGTTAAGTTTAAATATAATTTATACTTCACACTACTATCTAAAACTCTATCAATATAATACGTCAAATTGTTTTTATCTAACTCCATACAGCTTATAGCGTACACGTATTCATACCCACCAATATTTTTCAATACCCCATTTCGTTCAGCCTCATTGAGTATCATATGTGAGTCTAACTTAGCTACGTTATTTTTTATTAAAGATGATAAAATAATAAACAACAGCCTGTGATCATCCAATAAAAAATCCGATTCATTTATAGTGGCAGAAACGACATAAAAAAAGTCAACTGAGTTAATACAATATGCAAGTAGTGCTCTTTCATTAACTGGCTGACAAAACATTTCTTTTACATTTTCTTCCATATTTAAAAGCCCTTAGATGATTTTAATTCACTTTCTTTTCTTCCTAACTCTTTTTTAAACGCATTTATCAATTCCAAGTAATACTTATCTAAACTATCTAACATAGTTAATTCTTGTTCCAATGCTATTATATCCTCTTCCACTTTTTGAAGTTCTCCATCTGCATCTATTACTTTCCTAAATTTTTCTGCTTTAGTTTTTCCAGATATACTAGATTGGCTAACGTGTAAATCTAAAAATCTTCGCTTCTTCATCAGTAACACTTTGCTTTTATTGGCTTGTGAAGAAAAATAAATTAAGAACTGTGATAGCCCTATTATATACTTACTTATAGTGGCGCCACTAACTGACTCTACTGTTCTAGGATCAAAACTAAATATCTCATCCATAAGTTCATTGTTAGGAGACACTTTGTACATCAAAAAATCATCTGCTCTACTATTTAAATACTTATCAATTTTGTCCATAATTAAGACACCTTCTCATCAGTACCTTTAAATTCTTCTTTATATTCAGCATCTGCTATCATACCTGTACAAAAGTAATCAAACTTACGCTCTCTAGTCTCACCATCTATAAACTCATACCAATCTGCAATATAACCAATCTGCCTACATACTAAACTCAAATCACAATACTTTTGATCCCCCGTTAAAGTGCCATCATTCAACGGTTTAAAATCAGCACAATCTTTACCAGCCTTTTTATAATCAAAATTTTCAGGTAAAATTATTGCTCCCATATTACTATACCACCTTTTTCTGAGCATCATGTATTCTTAGTAATAATACCTGCTCATCCATTTTTTCATTGTAATTTATAACAACTAAAGGTATTTTATACAATTCAACATATTCAAGTTTTAAATTATCTCTTTTTTTAGAACTTAAAAACCCATCTCTATCTCCATGAAAATGTTTTATAAACTCAGAATGTTGTCTTCCTTGAATTTCAAAAAGAATACCTAATTCACTAATATAGATATCAAAAAACAACCTAACTCCTTTGTAATAAACATAATGTTCCTCAATAACACTGTAATAAGGGAACACTACACACAGTAACTGATATACTTCGGTTGCTTGTTTACTGCTCATTACTTAAGACCCAATAGCTCTTTCACTCCATGCGTAATATCGTCATACGCATCCTTATTATCTTTATCTCTAAAAAATACAACCATTTTTTCCTTTCCTTGCACCTTAGTGCCTTTATATTCATACCACGCACCACTCTTCTCTATAATAGAAAAGTCAACTGCCAAATCAACCATTTCACCAACAAAATCATACCCTTTCCCATAAATTAAATTTACTTCTGCTTTCCTCCAAGGAACCGCTAATTTGTTTTTTATCACTTCAAAACTACAAACATGCCCTTCTACCACCCCGTCCTTATCAAGTAATCTAGAAGTTCTAGCTTCCCCTCCTTCTACTTTTACTCTACCAGTACTATAAAAACCAAGTGCTTCCCCACCAGTTGTAACACGATCATCCCCCCATTTACCTATACTATGTCTTATCTGGTTTATAAATATTAAAAGTGTGTTTGTCCTGTTAGCAACAGGGGTTAATTTTAAACAAGCCTTACTCATAAGTCTAGCCAGCAACCCAATATAATTATCTCCAATATCACCTTCTGACATATCTTTAGGTAAAAGCGAAGACACACTATCTACAATTAAAAGGTCAAGTTCCCCACTTTGCATTAATATCTCTCCTATTTCCAAGTTATCATCTCCAGTGTACCCCTGAACAAGCTCAACACCATCCGTATTTACACTAATTTCTTTGCCCATATTTCTAAGTAATTTTGGATCTATACTATGTTCGGCATCAACATATGCACATGTCATTTCACGCAGCAACGCTTGGAGCATTACTGATATAGCCAGTGTGGACTTACCACTACTATTAGGTCCAAAAATTTCATACAATCTACCACGAGCAAAACCACCAGTACCTAAAGCAGAGTCCAACTTCACACTTCCAGTACTTATAGCATCAATAACCAAATCATCATGATTACCTAAGTAACTAATAACCCCTTTACCATACTTTTTTATAATGGACTTCTTTGCTATGTCCAACGTATTAGTTTTGTTTTTAGGAGCATCCTCGTCCTTAATTGGCACCTTTTTATCTGCTTCCTCTTTCTTCTTAGCCACTATCCCTACTCCCTTATAATTTATTTAAAGTAACATGCAATTCTTCTAATCGTGCATCAAGATCTATCTCTATACTGTTTGATATGCTATCAATAAGTTCATCTCTTCTTTCCTCTTCTTCTTTTATTTTATTTCTATTCATTATATCCACGGCTTTTTCAGTAATCCACTCACAATTTTTTTGTCCCAGTATGCCTATATCAATTATTGGAAATTTAAATTTAAAAGCATCTTCGTAATCAAATATAGTATCAATTATAGTAACACACTCTTCAATAGCATGCTTTTTATTTACCCCTTCCATTCTCGATTCCACCATCTGTTTAGTAATTGATAATTCTTTACCGAAATTCCGCACCGTATCATTTATTTTTTTAGGATACTTATTAAACAATCTAGTATAAAAATAATCTCTTAATTTCAACACACTAGTAACTTCTGATTTCCCTACAAACGGGCCGGTTATTTTATATCCTTTGTTAATTAGTAACTTTTTAGCGTCTTCTATCCTAGTATCCTCCATAGTATTTGTTTTATTGAAAAAATCGTATTGATCCGCCATCTAACGCCGCCTTACTGTGCCCAATAATATTTTATGATCATCATCTCCTGGCACTTTAAATGTCAACAACAAATTCGCATTATTAGTAAAACAAATGTCCACAACCTCACTATCCTTACTAAAACTATTTAACAAAGACAATAATAAAATACCATTAACATCCATAAGTAATGGGGTTTCGACCTCTGTATCCAATTCCATATCAATAGAAAGTATATTGTTAGACAGTCGCATAGACCCACCTTCTATTTCAAGAGTCATTCTACTGAAATCATCTTTATCTAACAAACCCATCAACGATGATACACCGTCTATAAAAGGTGTATAAGGAACAGTTATAATATGTTCATACCCTTCTAAATCCGTTTTATAATTAGGATACTCTTCCCCAACTAATAAAGACCCTGTAAAAAATATATTATTACATTTCAAATAAACAAAGCCATTTTCAAACTTTAAAAATACCTGACTATTTTTATCTAACAACTTATATAGACCAGTTACAAAATGTGAATTTAGTATATATGCTTCTGAAAAATCTTTAGTGTTGTCTATGTACATAACATACTCAGACAACCTTCTGCCATCTGTTCCAACAAAAACAATACTGTCTTTTTTAATGATGAAGTTTAAGCCTGACATAGCGTAACGCAAACCATCTTTATCAATATATGATGCTGTTTTTTCTATACCCCCTCTTAACATATCACTGTTTAATATGATGTCTACATCTTCAACGTCGTCTATTTTCCTATAATTACCTTTAATTAATTTTAACTTCATCGATTTATAAGAAGGCTTACTATTTTTAAAAAGTGTTTTAGTTTTTATACTTCCTTTATCATCCCGCACACTAAAATGAAAATGTTCAGTTCCTTCGTCATCTACTAAAATTGAAAACTTAGATACATAATTATACACATTTTTAAAACCCACAGTGCACGAACCTGTCTCTATAATTTCAGCATCTTTAGAGGTAACTGCTAAATATACATAATTGTTATGACAATAGAATTTAACCATATCCTCCATTACTTCTATGTAACAATTATCAAAATCATCTGCTGCTTTTAGAACAGTAAACAGTCTTGATATTATTAATTTAAATTGATCTACATAAATTTTAAATTCCATTTAGTCCCGCCCACACAAATTTTTAATACTATTTTTTCCAGTCCTTAATTTAGATAATTCCCATGCATAGTCATATAAATGCAGCCCTTTGCTAGAAGCAATTATTTCTCCATCACCTACTCCTATCTCTGCCCCCATATACTCTTTTAATAATTGAATTGCCCCCAGATTTGCTGGCAAACCATTCCATAGATCCCACGAACGAAAATATACTACAAAATGAAGTCTACCATCACTGATACGTGTATCGATACTCCTCAAACAAGGTGGGTCAGGTAAATCTATATCTGAATGCGTAGAAACAGACATACAAGCCTGATTAGTACCAAAACCTTGCTTATTATACATACTAATTACTTTTTGAATTTGGTCTTCCAAACGTTCCCCATAAGTATAAAATTCACCAGGTTGTTTTTCAGAAGTCATTAGGTAAGGAAGGTATTGTTCTAAATAACCTTCTTCAACTGGATTAGGAATTCCTAAATGAGAAGGGATATCAGGTAAAAGAGGCCTAACTCCAGGGTATTTTATGTGAATTGTAATGTAATCAAATTCTAAACGCTGTTGACCCTCATAACTTCCTCGATCAACAGTGTACATACTTCCTACATCTGAAATACGATCTAAACATAAAAACCACGCATCAGGTAAATCACGCGCTACTATAGATTCTATATTCAATTAATCCACCTTTTATTTTTTATTTTTTTTCCTTCACTCTACATTATAGAACAAAATTCATGTTTTGCTAGGTAAAAAATAAAAAAATTAAAAATAAATTTAAATAACACTACACCTATAGAACCCCGTTTATTGCCGCCTCTAAATCAAGAACACCACCACATGCTGTTATGGATGCGTTCATGGACTGCCACCAATGGAAAGTACGTTTTGAGTATATACGAGCAGCCAAATCAGAGTACCCACCAGTAGCCGTTATGCTTACATTTAAAGTGGAACGTCTGAACATACTAACTCTATCTATAGCATCGCGCACCGCTTCATCAATAGTACTATACTTGGATAAATCAAACACATATTGAGATCTAATTTTTCCTTTTTCTATCATATTATCTTCTACATATTCATAACCCTCTACTCTTAACACCCATGTCCTACTTCTATCTAATTTATATATTTTCTTATTTC